CGATGACACGCTTGAGATGACTAACGAGAATTGTGTGCTTCGTCTTTTCAACAAGATAGGGCACAAGGTTCAGACGTTCGGCTTTGAGATGAGCAAAGCCCGTGGGCGTGAAATTGTCGAGTTTTACACAGAGCGACAGGCTGAGCTGGATGCCACAACCGGTATCGCCGCTCGGCTCGACGCCACGCTCGAACTGAATCTTGAGAATTTAGTCACTGAGGAAACGGAGGATGTTGACTGGGTTTAATGTCCCACCCCATCGATAGCGTCTTTTAACTTTCCCGGAACGGGGCGAAAAAAGAGTGAAGGGCCGTTGTAGCGGCCCTCACTCCTAGCCCCCGAAGGGACTCCCACGAGAAGGACAATTGAATGCCCCACTCAGGCAAAACACTACCGCTAATGAACCGTTGTTGGCGTGACCACGTAACCAAAGCACTAAAAGAAGACCAAGACGCTTCGCCGGAAGCTGTCAGCGAGTTACTACGCAGACACGTCTCTATTGAGGATCTGACTAAAGGACCGCTGTATGAGCGGGTCATGACTCTCAGCCACTTAGGGTTTAGCCCTCAGCAGATAGCTGAAGCTCTACTGCAAACCGAAGAACAAGTTCATTACGTTCTACGTGCTGCCCGCTCCGACACTTGGAAAATTATTGACGAGCACCTTGACGGGTACACCGCTCACGAGATCGCCAAACGCACCTCATTTTCACCCACCTATGTGTACAAGATTCTGAAGAAGTACCAATTTCAACCGAACGTGCGCAGAGCACCGGAACTTAACTCCCGGCAAGAGGAAAACATTCTCCGTCGGTGGCGAGATGGCGAGCCTTACCGTTCGATCTCGAAGAACACTGGTGCGACTGTTGCCCAGGTCAAATATTTGATTAAGAAGCGTGCCCGATGAAGAAGATGCGCCAGTCGACTATCGGCACAGCCCAGATCTGCGCTCACCGCCTGACCTACGACCTTGACCCCCGTATTCCCTATTCGTCTGGAGTGGTAAGGGCCATCGGTACAGCCATACATGCCGGTCACGAGGCGTACTACCAGCATCGTAAAGAGACAGGCGAGTTCGTTACGAACATACGTCCATGGATCGAACGGGCGTTAGACGTGTTCCAGGGCGAGATCGACCGTGCCGGTGATCGTTTCAACTGGCAGTTTCAACCTAAGAAAGCTCGCTCTGACGAAATCATTCTGAACTTTGAAGAAGCCGCAATGAAGATCGGTTCAGCAATCTCCTTCTACCACCAGAATGAGCACTACTGGGACGGTGGCTACGAGGTACTCGGCATCGAGGAGCAGTTCGACTTGCCTTGGGAAGGCCGGGAGGACTGGGTGAGGCACGGAACGATCGACCTCATCTTGCGGGAAACTAATACCGGAGACGTGATCCTCTGCGACCACAAAAACTCGTTAGCTAAACCTCGAGCTGATAAATACCGGGCATACAAAACACCTCAAGCCGCTTACTACCTGGGAGTGTTCCACGAATTAGGTCTGGCTGAACCAGACGCCAACCTCAGATTCGTTTACGACGTAATCGCATTAGACGGACCAACGTTCCACCGCATCGAGGAACCACGCTCCGAGACACAGATCGCTGCCACGAAACTCCAGTCGGAGATGCTGGCAGACCTCATCGATGCCGGAGGCCCATACCTCCCTAACACTGAATCATTTCTCTGCTCACAGGCTTACTGCGACCACTGGGATATCTGTCCCTTTGGTGCAGCCCTTCGAGCGTCTTAGATCCCACGAAAAGGAAACCAATATGAATACCAAAGACCTATCCATAGTCACGCAAGTGGCAGGCAAGATTGCTGCTGATGTTGTGCAGTCGGACACAGCTATAGCTGCTGTTCGAGATGGTGTGTTTGCTGAAATCACGGAAACTGTTCTGTGTTCTCTGCTTGACGCCATGGACGTCAGTACCACTACTGCTCCTGTTGTGCAGCTAGCACCAGAAGCTCAAGCTCAGGATGCTGCTGTACAGAACGTGTTGAATCAGTTCGACGGGGCATTCGTTACCAATGACGAGACGTCAGTTGATTACCAGCCGAGCCCTCCGACTCAGATCCATCCAAAGTCCAGCATGATTGAAATGCTTGAGGACGCTCTGTTCCACAACCCAGACAACTGGAAAGTGTGGGATACCGAGAAAGCGTCAATGAACGGTGGCAGCTCCCCCGACATCACCCACGAAACACTGAAGCAAGAAGGCAACAACTACAAAGTTGGCATCTTCATGGTCTCTCGCTATGCCGGTCAGTCCGCTCCTGAGTGGGCATGGTCAAAGCTCGGCAAGCAAAGCCAGTACGCCGCACTATTGGCTGCAGGGAAAATTACTGCCTGATGCTTCGAGCCCTCCCTGAAGTAAAGGAGGAGCTGTACAAGTGGGCTACCTCGGACATTGTCCGAGTTCCGCTTGGCTACTCCTTCTTCGACGATCGCACACAAGGTGGCATGGCCCCAGGCCAAGTCATGATTCTCCTCGCCCGCACCGGCGTAGGCAAAACATGGTTCCTTATAAATGTCGCTGCGAATAACCCTGACGTTCCGACCGTCTTCTTCTCACTGGAGATGCATGGCCGCTACATCTTGGAAAGGTTGTCGAGCTGCTACACGGGAACGGCCACAACAACAATTGAAAAGACGATGCGTGAACACGGCAAGTGTTCCGCTATCGAGATGACCAGTGTTTCCCTCCCTCTTCTGGTCATCGAAGATGAGCCTGACCTCGGCCTCGGGGACATGACCGAGGTCCTTAACGATTACGAGTCTCGTTTAGGTGCCCGACCGAGGTTGGTGCTCATCGATTACTTAGAGCTGGTGCGAACGTGGGGGGACAGCCAGATGGACTCCGTGCAAGGCATGGCTCGAGCAATGAAGAACTTCGCTCGAGAGAATGACTGCTGTGTCATAGTCCTTCATCAAGTTAAGCGTGGCGACCACAACGCTGGCCACCGACCGCTCGACTTGACTGACGGAAAGTTCGGCGGCGAAGAATCCGCTGACTATGTGGTCGGCATGTACAAGCCAAGTCTTGATCCCAACATCTCTCAGAAGATGCGGGACTACATGGAGAACGACATCAGGTTGCAGTTCTTGAAAACTCGAACTGGCGGCGGTATCCACCCGGACGGAGTTCAGCATCACTGGGATCCGAAGACGGGAAAGATCACCAGACCACTGGTTCAAGATCAGCTCGAATTATGACGAAATTCCAAGGTCCTAGGGGTAGGGGCGAATGCTGTAAAGCCCTTAGACGGCTTCCTGTGCGGAGCAAAAAGGGGTAATTATGGAAAAACCTGCTTCTGTGAGCCATGTTGGCGATGACATACAACTTTGGCTGGAAATAGGACAACAGTCTGGGTGGTGTGGGGAAGTGACCTGCGGTACCCACGACGGACCTGAACTAACCGAATCGGAATACGACTCGATGGTCGAGTACGACGATCCATGCATTCCGATCGTTCGCATCTTTGTGCCGGAGGACATGAAATGAGAAACGAACGCCTTAACGACATTCGAGACCGCATTAAAGGCAGTATGTCAATGAACGAAGTGCTCGACCTGCTTGGGATGGAACCACCAAACCGTGCAAACAAGATTCGTTCGCTCTCGAATCCGGGTGAACGTACACCGTCACTGCATGTTTATGAGAACAACTGGCACGACTACTCGACCGGCGAAGGCGGAGATGTCATCCAGTTCTATCAGTCAGCTACGGGGTGCTCGTACATGGAAGCGCTCGAGCGTTTAAGCGGTGAGCGCACCAACCCTCTCAAAGTAAAGAAACGTCCAGCTCCTCAACGAAAACTCGAGAACTTGAACAATGCGTTTGTCAACGAACCAGAAGCATCGCCTGCCGGATATCGAAGAGCTGAAGAGTTCGTGGCAAAGAAATGGCCCTACGTCCAGCTTGACGATCTGTTGGGTTTCGACGTCAAGGTCACCGAAACAGAGCTGTGGACACCACACAAGGACGCTTCTGGAATCATCCGAGGGATAAAGCGACGCAACACAAAGACAGGAGACAAATACTCAGTCACTGGGTCGACGTTTACCTGTGAGCCGTATCGAGTTCGGCACCTTCTCGACACACCTCTAGCTGTCCTAGTTGAAGGTGAGTCCGATCTGTGGTGTATGGAGGTGTGGCTCCGTAAGAACGGTTGGCAGTACAAGGCGTTCGCATACGCCCTTCCTTCTGGAGCTGCAACTTGGCGAGATGAATGGAAAGAGCTATTCGTTCGACACAACCACACGTTTATTTGCCTCGACGACGATGACGCTGGTCGAGCAGCCACAAAGAAGATCGCTAGCGAGCTGCAGAACGCCACGTCAGTGTGCCCACCTGGAGGTCGAGTAGCTGAAGCCATTGAGACCGCTGACGAGTGGTTGGCTCCGGTAATGGAGCTGGTGCTCTGATGTGGATCTATCTTTGGTTGTTGCTCGACTGGACCGGATACCACGCAGAGCCCCCGCATAGCGAGATTCCCGCTGTCGTCGAGGAGTACTTCGGTGAGGAGACATCCAGAGCACTAGGCGTCTTCTGGTGTGAGTCATTACACCGACCTACCGCCGTGTCTCGCACAGATGACCACGGTGTGGCTCAATTGTCTGACTGGTACTGGGGGTCAGAAGCCTTCGGTGAGCGGTGGGACCATGTTTATGAGATTCGACCCAATATTGCTATGGCGTTCGACATCTGGAAATGGGGCGAAAAACGCTTTTCGGACGGGTGGGTCCTTTGGTCGTGTGGACGTATGACTTAGATTCCACCATTGGGCTAAATGTCACCTTTAGGTTCATATGTATGAGCAAGGCGAGAGCTAAAGGCACCAAATTTGAGAACGAAGTTCTCGCTGGGCTCAAACATATTTGGCCCGACGTTGACCGGGCTAAAGCCGGTAACCCATCAAACGACTTTCATGGCACCCCTTTCCCTGTCGAGGCTAAGCACAGGAAAAGGTGGGAAATCCCTGAATGGGTTCGTCGCATACGTGTGGCAGCCGGAGGTAACAACCAGTGGGCGTTGGTTGTTGCTTCCGGTGACCGGCGCAAATCTGACTCATCGACACTCATGATTGTCGACTGGGAGTTCGGGCAACAGCTCTTGGAAGCGTGGGACGAATGGTCATAGCACGAACACAAGCACAGAAGCGTCACGACTTCGCTAACGCACGAGAATACGAAGAGTATGTTGCCGAGCGTCTCGGCGTGACGTGTCACACCAGGTTCAACTCTGTCGACGATCTCGACATCTGGATACCGGGGTTCTTCGTTGAAGTGAAAGAGAAGAACCAGCACTTCGGGAAACGGTGGCACATTCTCCCTGACGTAATAGAAGAAAATCTCTTTATCGTTGATGAGCTGACAGTACGCAAAGCATTGCGCTGGTACCCAGAGGTGTTCTATCTCCTGAAAGACAATGTGGGTGACCCTACCGGCCCCCGACTGTTCCTTGTTCCTATCTGGGAGCTGATAGCAGTCGAACGTGAACGAGTTGACCGAGTCGGACAGACCGGTCACTTGAAAGGTAAATGGGTTCTCGACTTGTCCAAATTCATGCGTATTCAAGATGAATCGGACATTCCTCAGATAGCATTGTCAATGTTGACCAGTCAAGCTTGGAAGAAGTCTGAGTGTCTTGGCGGGGAAGCAAGTCAGGTTTGAGATGCACGGAAAACTCATTGGGCTCGGTTGTCGAGCACAAGTCGGCAAAGACACTGCAGCAGCAGCATTAGGTTTTCCTCGTTTAGCTTTTGCTGACAGTGTCAGAGCGTTAGCTCAACGCATCGACCCCTATGTAAATGACTTTGGTTTACGTCTGTCTGATGCTGTTGAACGGCTCGGATGGGAAGGAGCGAAAGTCGAGATCGATGAGGTTCGTCGACTATTACAAGAGCTGGGTAGTGGCGCTCGAGACTTGATTAGCACTCGAGTTTGGGTCGACCCGATTATCAGCTACGCCCAAGACCAGATGCTGCAGGGTGAAAGCGTCGTCATCAGCGACGTCCGATTCCCTAACGAAGCAAATGCCATCCGCTCTGCCGGAGGCATTCTTATTCGCATCGACCGCCCAGACGTTCCACGTCTTGACCACCCGACCGAAAACGCCCTCGATGACTTCGACTTTGATCATGTCATCGATAACAGCGGCACCGTAGAGGAACTCTGCGATGCCGTAAGGGCGATCGTCGGCAGTGGCTCGTGAGATACCTGTAGATCCAGAGCACCTAGCTCGTCGCCCAGCATCCGAATCACAACGCAGTGAAGAGCACGAAACTCTCATTGACGCTGTCGAAGAACTGCCAGAACTAGAGCGTTCCGTTGTTGAACTACTCATTTGGGGTGGTTTAACAAAGGTCGAAGCAGCAGAAATGCTCGGCATCTCTCGATCGTACGTTCACAAACTATGGAGACGGGCTCGTGTCCTTCTTAAAGACCAGTTGTCAAACAATTACTGAATGGGGGCGCTGCAAGCAGCGACCTCGGCACGATTCACAGTGGTGCAGCTACCACTATGGCGCTGCCCAGATTGCTGACTTCAGGCACGACTCTTATTACCACCGCAAGATAGCTTTGGGTCTTCTCCGCTCGAGTCATGACATTCTCTCAGCTACTGAAATTGACGCTCTCTTCAAGGGGCGAACGAGGAACGACGGTAGACGCACCGATTTGTACACGATCTTGTAATGGAGGGGTTCACCGATCAGGGTGACCCAGCCGAACTCGGGTTTACCACCATGATGACGTTAGGTAAAGACGGTGAGCTGACGTCGGTTCACCGGATACCCAACGAGCAGTTTGTTCACACCTGCGACGAAGATGGGAAATGCATCTGCGGACCTCAAGTAATTATCAACGTCATGCAGATGGGGCCGCTACCAATGGTTCAACATCAGCCTCTCTACAAGGCGTACTACGAAGAATACGGAGACGATGACGAGGGACTCGACATCCCGTATTTCGACCTCGACGACGAAGATTGACTAGCGTAGGAATGTAAACTTCGGTATAGTCGATTTCAGTCGGTTGTTCCTGCATGTGAATTACCATGTTGACTGTCACCGGCTGTAAACTAGACTAATCAACCAAAAGCCCTATTTACTGGGGTATAAATGTTACCCGGAGCCCTTTACATGCAACTTCACGAAGCAACCAGAATATATATCAACGACCCGAAATCAAACGTACTAAAGCCCGGAACAAAGAGAAACTATGCCTGCGAACTTGGCAAACTTCCCCAAGATCAAGAGGTCGACACCATCACAGAGAAGCAGCTCATCGACGCCTGCCTAGCTGTCAACGTCAAGGGTCAGAGAAAGGGTCTGCGTCCTGCTGACGGCACGATCTACTCACGCCGCAAGGTCTATGAAGCTTTCTTCAAGTACGCAATGTTTATGAACTGGGTCAAGAAAGACCCAGCTCTATACCTCTCACGTCACGTTGGTGCAGGTCGAGGGCAAACCATAAAGAAGAACAACTGGTTGACCCACGACGAAGTTACAAAGATCCTCGAGGCAGTCGACATGGACGACATTTATGGTCCTCGAGACAACATCTTTCTACGGCTCGGCTTCACTATCGGTTTACGAGTCAGCGAGATTCGCACTCTTCGTTGGAGTCAAGTGAACTTCGATCGGCGAGAGATCTCGCTCGTAGGCAAGGGCGACAAGATTGCTGTTGTCAGCATCACCAAGAACACCTACGGCTATCTCATGGATCTTTACGGACAAGCCGCTCTCGCTCTGGGACGCCCCCCCAAAGATGAAGTCGTTGTACCTCGAATCAAACAACGAGGAGATTACGACCCGATAACAGGTACTTGGAAGCATGCTCGCATCTGGGAAGTTAATTACCTCGGCGAGCCACTAAGCAATACCGCTTGTGGACGTATCTGCATGAAATACACCAAGAAGACTGGCATCAAGTTTGCTCCGCATGACATGCGCCGTACGTTCGCTGGACTGATGTTTGAGAAGGTGGACATCTACCAGCTCAAAGAAGCGCTGCGGCACACCGATGTGTCCACCACTGAGAAGTATTTACAGACTCGACCTGATGGTGCAGCTCAGGCTGTGCGTGACGCTGGACTCGACTTCTGATCGGTCCAGAGATGCCACGTCAAGTACGACCATGCACAGCCGAGCACGACCCGGCCGATGTGGTGATCCCTGTATTTCCACCAGCACGCACTAATCGTTGGGAAGCGGCCCGAGAGGATCGCTGCTAACTCCCATCCCGCAAGGATGGCTGCCAGCGTCCTCATAGGGGAACACCTAGCCCCCTTGATAATCGGGGGCACCGGGTTTGGCAAAGACCGAGGGGTCACCAGTCGCCCAAAACTTTTCCACGTTGGGGTTCACCGAGCCAGGCCCGGTGAACCCTTTCGTCTTTATAGAGCTAAGTGTCTTACGAGCCTCATCGAGGTCGTAGGCAAGGTTGCAGTGCGGGCACCAAATGCCGCCGTCACCCAACTCACCGCAGTGAGGGCAGAGTTTCAATAGCCCATTGCCTTTTTCTTTTTCTTAGCGGGAGCTTTCTTTTTGCTCGTCGCTTTCTTCTTCTTAGGCATCGACCTTGGTATTCCAGTCCTTCACTGCGTTCTTAAGAACGGAAAGAGATGCTGCACCAGCAGCAGTGAAAGCTCCTTTAGCTGATGAAAGATCAGCGAGCACGAAAATTGACAGGAAACTCTGAACAAAAGTGCTTACCGACTTCTCGATAACGGACTTCCATCCAACTTGCCTTTGTTTAACTTGAATAGTCATTAGACCTCCAATACCTCTCCCCAGATGTGTTTACGAACCCACTTTCCTGAGGGTCAGTTTGGCGATCATACGCAGCGCAGAACCGCTTCTGGAGGGCTCATAGAGCGTCACGGCCTCCACCTCACAAGATTCCACTTCGTAGCTCTCCGTGGCTCCTGTGACGTGCCAGTCGATGTCCTGGAAGCGCACTCTGGTCTGCACAAGGTTCTGTAAATCCCTCGCTCTGAGAGCACCAGCTCCCTCCCCATTCTCTGGAAGAGGAGCACCATTAAGTCCTTTAATAAAGTCCCCGCAATCGACAGGTATCTGCACCAACGTGTCCGCCAAACCGAGCGGGTGGAAACGAGTTGACAAGAACGTGAGAGCGCAGTCCCCTGAACCGTTGCCCACAAACTCGAGCTTCAACCCAAGTTCTTTCGCCTGCTTAGAAATAGCTACGGTATGACTCTTTAATGACTCCGATACTGAACCGTTCGCTAGAGCTGTGAAGGTCGCTCCACCGTCCACAGTGACTGAAGCAGTAATCGACTCTCCTGTTCCCAGCGGATCCATAGTGAGCGACACGTCATCCCAAATCTTAAATAGAGCTGAAGCACCATCGAACAGACTGGTCTCGAGTGTTCCGGCAGTTTCGAACGCTGCACTGTTGACCCGGTAAATACCTCGACCCTTAACAGCGAAGACAGGTAGGCCCTGCCAGACAGCAATCGAGGTAACGTCCCCGTCGAGGGCTGCTTGGTACCACTTGGCGTAGCCACCTGTAGTCAAGCTGACAGCTCCGACCCCAGCTTTGCTTCCGGTCATGGTCTTCCAGCCGAACAGCATCAGATCCTCATAAGCGCAGAACGCACCGACTTGATGATCAGCCGAGGTTCCTATGTCTGCCAGCTCAACAACTGTTGTTGCTACCAGAGCCCCTGACCCGTCAGGCACACACTGCAAGATGACTGCTTGCCCTGCGCTCGAACCTTCTGGTCGATAACCCCTCACCCACACGTAGCCACCACCAGTGGCTACTGAAGTGGGGATCATTCCCCCGGGCATCTTTAATGCTTCGAACGGTACGAAGAAGTCTCCCGACTCGTCGACCCCGAGCTTCCATGCATATATCGATCCGTTGGTTCCGGCGTAGCCACCGAAATAGAAATGCCCATTGGACGTGTCGCCAAGAGTGATCGTCGAACCAACAGGCAGAGTTAAATGACCTTGGGCCTTCTCCTCAGCTCCTGAATCGTTAAGGGTGGTGAATCGGTTTGCGGTCGAGCCCGAAGATTTGACCGCTGCACAGATCCGCCCCGCAGCCCAAGTGACTGAGAGAGCATCCTGTGTTGACCATGCGGCACCCGGTGTGGAGGTAGTCCCCCGGTAGATGTCATCACCATCGGCTGTGTACCAATACTGACCATCAGAGGCGAGGTCTGCAATGGTAATGCCGCCTGCCACAGTGATAGCTGAAGGCGATCCGCCAGGCGTCTGGATTCGAGAAACTTCCGTAGCTGACGAGACGTAATAAAGGTCATCTCCAACAACCACGAGCTTAAGTCCGGTGTGCGCTTCAGGTTCCTCTTCAACAGTCGCATTGAGAAGTTTGATTCGGCCTTTCTCAGTAAAGGGATCCAGTCCCACCGAGTCCCAGTACGCAGAAGCAGTAGACGCTCCTCGGTGGTAATACTTCTGGCCAGCTCCACTGTCCCAGTCGTCCGCCGCTGCGAACGAGTACCGCTCGATCGCTTCAGAGAACGGAGTATCGCTCGTTGCCAGCCTCTGCGGATCCAAAGGAACAATCGTTCGCAGATACTCCATCCCCTTATCGGGGTTATCAGCCAGCATGTACCCAGTGCCGTTAATGCCAACCTGGTAAAGACGGCCAACAGCGTTCTCGTCAGCGAACGCATGAACGTCGGGATACTCGACAGATACTAAGAGTGTGTCTTCGGCGGCCATCAGCTCGACCTAAGTCCGTAGTTATTTTTTGCCTGCAACCTGATCGAGTAGTTCTGTCCACTCATAAACGTGAACGGAATATCGAACGAGGTGCCTGCCCCAGTTGTCCAGCCTGAATCGAAATGAATAAATTCGGTAGCGTCAGGGTCAACGACTCGCACCCGGTACTGAGCTTGTGTGTTCGCTCCGTCGGAGAACGACCAAGCGAGAGTTACATCGGTTGCCTGAGTGATCGTCATCTGATCGTCAGCAGGTTTTGCGACTCCCTCGAGTGTGGTGATTGTCACAGTCGGAGCGCCCCACGCATACGTCTTATTAGCTGAGACCTCTGGGGCATGAATCTGCGAGGTGTCTCGAGTTGACACCACCCACTTGATTACTTGGTCAGCCGGGATGGCATTCTCATCCATGTCCACAGCAAGATCGACATCAGAACCAGTACGCCAACCACTGTCCCAGTACGTCGTCGAACCCGCCGAATTTTGAGCTTGTACACGATACGCTCCCTGACTCTTTCCGTCGGAGCTGTTAAAGGTCCAGCTCACCGTCGATAACGCATCAACGTTCGCAGTGAGCGTCGCATCGACTCCTGTCGTTGTTGGGGCAGTGCCTAGTGTTGGAGCTGAACCGGCGATTGCCTTAACGCCCACCGCTGATACTGCGAGGGCGGACATCAGTACTCCGTAATTAAGTTGCCGTCGTCGCCGACCATCTCACTAGCGAGATACTCGGGGTCTTGTCGTTCGCTAATAACGATCCACATGGCTTGCTGCCCGATCTCACCTTTAATAGTTAGACAACAACCATCCATTGACCATGTAACTGGCGTACCACTCGGGCAAGAAACAATGCTCCACGGATCTCTTGACAGAGCTTCGAAAGTTCCCGCAGACATACGGGACTCTTCATCCATGCACACTGTGACTTCGCTCGCATCGAGCGTCACCGTTCCTCGATAAATCAGATCAGCTCGAGGACCCTCAACGAAAGAATGACGAAGTCGCTTGTCCTCGACTACCGGATGTTTAATATCAAACGTTCCGCTGGTCTTAGAGAGAGCACCGTTCACCACAACCCCAGTAGCGCTAGCAGTCAGCCTTGTTGCGTTAGCAGTCCGCAACAGCACAGCCGGGGATGCACCTGCACCAGCGTTGTCAGCTTCGATAGATAGCTCACCATTCGCAGCACCAGAAATAAAGTTCGTGATGTTGCCGGTCGTGTGCTCAAGCTGAATCGTTGGATCAGCCGTATATATATGTAAAGCCTTGTCGGGCGTGTTAGCTCCCGCAGGCCAAGCTGCCGGAGCGTTCGAATCTTTTATTCCGAGTCGATCATGTGTGTGGTTGTATGTCAGGTTCGCAGTCGTCATCATGAGATCGTCCATGATCCCTGAGGTAAGGGCAGCCACAATCGTGCGGCCTGTATCCCACGACTGAGCAGCGGTGGACTCCTGTCCACGAACCACAGTCAACGTATACGGGTTCGTAGAACCCGAAACCCCTGTGACCTTGACGATCTCTGGGGCATGCTCGTTGCCCTCCGGGTCAATCACCATCATTAGATAGTTAGATGCTGATAGCCCAGTAGGAGCGGTGAAGCTGCCATCGATGTTCACAGAGATTGAAGTATCTGCGCTAGACCCGATAGCAGTATTTAATTTGCCTTGAACAAGGTTTTGGAACGATCGTGTGAGGCTCATAACAGGTGTGGCATCTTTCGGTAAGTTCTATATTTTGGAAGCCCTTGCATGGACTTCGCTTCGTCGATCCTTCTGTAAACCTCGCCCCACAGCTCACGAGCCCAACGCAGATTGACCCCTTGCCGCATAGCGGCCTCTTGGTTCCACTCCTCAATCTTGTCCACGTCAGTGCGGTTCACCTCTCGACGAGTCACCGCATATGCCGCAGCCCACAGAGCTGGAATGTCCTCGGCCCCAATAGGCACATCGATAGTCGACGAGTCACCTGAACCAGTGAAAGCATAAGGGGTTTGGTAGACCACAATTATTGAGTCGTTGTTCTCCACAGACGTTGGCGTACGAAGCGCCTTACCAGTCGACACCACACCAGGCGGCAAATCCTGCTCGAACTGCCAGCCACCAATATCGATGATGCGGCCAGTCTGGCCGATCATGTGCCGAACCGAATACACCCTCATGGTGTTCTCTGGCATCAACACCCACTGCTTGTCAGTGGTGCGAGTCATGGACTCCGTCACCCTGTGCGGAAGCTGGGCATTCATCACTGACTTAAAGCAACGCTGAATCCAGTCACTAATCGAAGAGCGAGGCCATGGCGGGTTAATAAGTGCGGTCGCATCAGTTGCGTGACCGCTAGTTGCGGACGACCCGGCGTAGCCTCGGCTGACGGTCAACACAGGCGTCGAGTCATTGCTCTTCGCCGTGATCAACATCAGCTCATCACCGATCTCAAGAACGTCAGTCGCTTGTACACGACTAGCGTCATCGACCGTCAAGGTTGTATCGGTTGGAGAGTCCAATGCGCTTGATCCAACTGTGACCTGAAAGGGGCGTTCGCTCGTGCGATACAACATCTCAAGTGTGTCGTCGATAAGCCCGCCGAGGGTCAGTGTGGTTGTCGTAGCCATCTCAATTATCCACCCCTAGATAGTCACCTTCTACGAACGGCCGAAGGCGTTGGCCGGTACCTGTTCACGGCAATATGGCTTAAATGCTGGGCCACTTCGCCAAATGGGCCTGTGAGATTAAATTCCACAAGAATGTCTTCGCTTTGAGCTGTGATCCTGTTATTTCCACCACCCGCATAGTCCAAAGCTTCGAGCGCAGATCCAGTCTCCGCATCCACCGGAGCCACATCCACCATCACGCCAGACATGAGGCCCTCGCCGTACATGCCTTCCATCTGGTACTGGTAATCGTTCCGGTACCCCATGGCCATGTGGCCGAAGCGATACCGATAATCACGAATATTCTGGTACTGGAAGTTCGTGCGGTACTGCATCGACGAGCCGTACGAGTAGCTGAACGTGTCAGTCGACGAGATAGCTACAGCTCCCAGAGCTTCGAGAGCTGCAGCAGCATCGGTAAGCGTCATCGTGACAGTCGTCGACACCCAGTTGTCATTGCCAGAACCAGAGTCTGTCTGAAGGGTGAAGAACAGGCCGGGAGTACCTTCGGTACCGGTACTTGAGTCAGTCGAATTAACCGACGTGCCCTGAGTGTTTAAGGTCTCAGCACCACTAATAGCTTCTGTGAGGTTCAGACCCACCGTTCCAATAGTGGCCTCAAGGAACTGCTGCGAGTCAGTCGTCCCCTGAGCTGCAAGCGACTCGACACTAATGTTCGGAGTTGACTCCGTGAGATTGATCGTGTCCGTCGGAGTGACATCAACGGTTAGCGTTGCCGAATCGGCAACACTGAACGTGTCAGAGATCGGATCGTCTACCCCGTTTCGATAGGTGACCTTCGACCGGTAGTCATACGTGTTCCGATACTTGAGAGGGAAAACACCAAACTGGTACTTCCCCTCGTGCCGGTACAGCTCGGCGTTGCGATACGCAACGGCAGGCATAGTTAGTTAATCAGTTTGACCCAAGTGTCATCCACAGGGTCATATTCGTACGGAACGGATTCAAAATCGTCAGGCTGCTCAGCTATGCCGTCGACAATGCCTGTCGGCAAGTCATCAGGCAAACCAACATGCGGAGCGTTTTCGTGGCGAGCAGCGTCAGCGTCCCATTCATCCATCTCTATCACCCCGTCACTAATGTTGCGCCGCTTTGATCCGTGTTAGTTCTCGCACCGGTGCCAGATTCGTTTGGGTAGAACGTGGTCATCGTGGTGCCCGTGGTGCTTCCCACAAGGTCTCCTTGTGTTCCAGTCATGGTTGATGCTTCGTACACCACCGTGTAATCACCAACGGTGTATGTCCCTTCCCCGCTGCCATCAACTGGCAATTTGAACACCATCATTTCACTGCGATCAACGTTGTTAGTCGTAATATTCCCTGCGAAATACAGAAACTGTTCAGCAGAATCGAGTTTAGGTTCTGTGAGGTAGCAAGTATTCTGAACGCTTGTCCCATCAGCCGTTCTGTAAATAAGGATCTTGCGTTGCCAATTAATAGTCGTTGACGAAGTGTCCGGGTCGAACGACACCAAATAATTTTGCGAAGGTGTGTTGCCGTCGTCTCGCATCAAGGCGTAGCAAGTTGAATCGTTAGCGGTGAAAGTGATGCCATCCACATAGGTGAGCGCCGTTGGAGTTGCTGGACTGTCCGCTGCGTTCACCGCAAGTCGATATCCCTGATCGAAAGTGTTCCAACCGGTTGCATGGTTCCATCGGAAAAAGTAGGCCGTACCGCTGCCGGTCCCGCCAGTCAGAGCACCCATAAACGGGTACCTATCGGCGTTGCTGACTTGGTTATATAACTTGCCCATGCTGCCGTTCGACATATATGAGCCACCAGAATACGAACCACCGTTAAAGTCGATCCTCAATCCGACACCGGATGCTGTACTTCCACCGTTCCAAACCTTGAACACAGTGTTGTGGTAGCCGCCGTAAGAGAGGTGATAAGGAAACCCGACATAAGCAAAGTTGCTGTTGTTGAGACCCGATGCCCGGGCATAGAAACCCATACCGGGGGGGTTTGAATAATCGGTGATGTTGTTCGCACCAATCCGGTAGCCAGTACTTGTGTTAATGGGTACAAAACATGCGTCGTAGCCGGTGTTTAATCCGTACCCACCGCCGTAAAGGTATGTGCCGTCCGGTGATAACCGGTGACTTGCCGGTGTGTGGCAGTACGAAGCTTGCGACGAGGCACCACGACGAAACAGATTCTCTGAGCTATCAATCCCAAACCATTGCTCGACATACGAACTGTTGAGTTTGGTGGTCCAAATGCCGCTAGTGCCTGAGGCGTCTGTGTAACCGCTCATATAAATGTCGTCGCTGCCAGCGGAATCAACGGTGATATTGCACATGACCGTCTGGTTGTTTTCGTTGCCAACTCGGTACAACTTGTTGTCCGTAAGTGTTTTAGCTGACGTATTTATCTTGGCGAAGCCACCCTGATAATAAGCTCCAGTAGAATTTCCGATGGTATAAAAATTAAGAAGAAGGTCGCCATTTGAATCTAAGTCAACATTGGCGGTTGTGTATGACGCTGTCGATGATGGATGGTTCGGATCTAACGTAGCAATGAAACCTTGGAACGGCATTGGCCACGCATCGTCACGCATAGCTTCTGTCAGCTCGGCTAACGTAAACACACCGCTGGCAGACGAAGCCGTTACCGACACCTCAGGCCCTATTAAAGAACCGTTCTGGCCGTAACCCGGAGTACTCATCCGAGCAACGCTGCGATCTGCTCGTCAGTCAAGCCAAGCTCTTTCAGCTTCGCTCGCCCCGCAGCAGCATCTTCTTGACGTTGAGCTTCAACAGCTTCTTCTTCTTCTCTCCGGGCTTGCCGTTCCTCATCTCTAGCTTGCCGTTCAGCTTCTTCTTCAGCAGTTAGTTCTCGGGTTATCACTTCACCCGTCGAAACATTAACAATCGTTGCAGTAGCCATAATTTCTCCTAGACCGTGTGCTTAATTCCGTACAGACGCACCGAGCTGTTTTGTGCGAATTCCGCTGCGCTGTCATGGACTTTCAGGTTTATTTCAGTGACAGCAGTAGTTTCGCCCCACTGGTAGCCACCCCACCCAGAACAACACTGGCTTGAACTAGTAGGAAGCGACAAGCCGCTAACCACGACTTCAGTGGGCATACTCGTATTCGAGTAACCATTGATATAGAACTGGAAGCCGAACCAATAATTTGATTCTCTTGAAATGTTCCCCCAGCTACATTCGTCTAAAGAAGTGGTCCCAGAAGTGGACCACATATTTTCAGAAACAGCCCCAAAAGTGGTTGCGCCGGAGCATTTCCACAACATTTGTGTCCAACTCGTATTTGTTGAACTATTAAAATTTAAGCCCAGTTTCGAGTTACCTGCTGAAGTGCTATATCCCTCAACGAATAACGACAAGTCATCGTAGCTACCGGAAATACCTGACAGCGTGATCGTTGCGTCACCCGAACCAGAGGTAACTGTGTAACTGCTGAGAAGATCATATGTTCCTGCCACAGTTCCTCCTTAACCTTTGAATCCGTAAAGCGTTAGGCGGCTAGTAGTGCTGAAGTTCCCTGACCCAGCAGTCACCCGAAGTGAACTGACTTCTGACGTATCTGTCCATGTGCCGCTCCATAGCTTTGATGACCCATAAGAAGCGCTATATGCGTAGCCGCCTTTAGCCCAAATGTTTGTGTAACGGCTCGTGTCGGCGTAACCAAAAATAAGACACTCAACCTGAGCATTCAAAAGGCTGTTCACTGAAGTGCCTACCGAGTCAACTAAATATATAGCTGCTGTTCCGGTGTTCCGGTATGCACTAACTGTTGTGTTGTTCGTAAACCCTGCACGCTGCCACTGATAGTTCGATCCAGTGTCAATCGTTGGCGACCCAAAATTTATTTCAAACTGTTCAAGCACAGTGGCCCGAGTGGAAGCCATGCTCCCCACTAAACACAAGTGGGCGTAGGTGTTTGGGATACCTGTAATGTCAATATAGGAAGGGTTCCCCGAACCCGTAACAGTTGTGATAGGGAAGTAACCGTCTTGTGCCATTATTCGCTGCTCTTTATCCCAAACATCGTGAACGTCGTTCCAGCTTCAATCACTCGACTCCACTCGCTAACAAACTTGATTGACGATAAAGCGCTGCTCGACGACTGGTTGTTTATCCCGTATTTGTCGTACCAATAAAGGGTTTGATAAGCGTGGCCTAATGGCTGCCCGGAAACGCCACCTCCCGACACCGTGTGACCGCTGTGATAGGTAGAAGTGTTGATATTGGTCCAGCGTTGCCTGTTGAACAAACCGTTTTGGTAGTTCGTGTACCCCATATAAAACGGTTGGCTTGCAAACAAATAAGCAGTATTAGAAGCAGACGACGAACTACTTGCCCCACTAGCATTATGAAAAGCCACGCTGTAGTTGTTACCGGCTTCTCCGTTAGTTTCTATCTCTAGCGCCCAACTGATCCCAGACGATGAATCGCTAGTAGCTGGAACCCAACTGATAACAACTTCGATGTTGTCATAAGTTGAGGCAGGAATAGAAGTAAATTCAACAGACGTAGTAGAGCTACCGGAAACGGTTTCTTTGGCTATGCACTCAAACACACCAGCAGCAGGAGCAGGCCAAGTGCCAGCTCCCACATTCTCCGCAAGCTCCTGTATCTGAAAGACACCAGACGCAGCACTAGAAGTCGGAGCTACTTCAGCTCCGATCCTACTCCACGTCTTACCTGCCGAAATTCCCGGCATTTATCAGACGTCAATCTCAAGCACACTGAGTGTCACATCTATTTGTGCAGCACTATCGGAGTAGGCATCCAATACGTCTGAAGCCTCTAACACCTGCTTGCCAGCCACGAGGCCGATAGCAGCGTTCAACGGAACCGAAACCTCTTTCGCTATGAACTTGGTCAGACTGGCGGACGAGTCAGTAACTTTGGCGCTCACAGGGTGAGCCCCTGAGCCAATGTTCGCTGCCTGCAACTGCAACACAATTGCGACTTTGTTAGCCCCAACCGTGTACGTGTTTGAACCAGCAGCGTTTGCCGCTTCCCAGTTAAAAGTTTTGAATGTATTTGCCATGTCCTACCTCAGCTCAATGCCAAAATCAGAGGGATGGGCGACTCAGCAGCAGCCCAAACCAAACCAGTAGCAGCCGTAGAATCAGCAGTCAGTACCTGACCGTTCGTCCCGACCCCCAATCGAGTAACCGTGTCATCGGCAGTCGCAGCGTAAATATCGCCCTTCGCATCAACTGTCGATTCGAGTACAGCTCCGCTCAACGACGTGAGAGCACCCACACCGGGGTTAGCTGCCCACTGAGTTGAACCATCTGCTTGCTTAACAAGGATCTGGTTCGTCGACGCATCAGCAGCATCTGACAGACCGATACCCAGTTTCTCTTCGAGCTGAATGATTGCTTGTGAATGATTGGTATGAACAATGTCATGCTCAACACCGGTGTCATCCATCTCATCCGTAGCCGAAATATTCGGCTGGGTGTTCGTGTCATCAAGCGTTGTCGGATAGTTAGTTGCCATGTCAGCTCACCGTTATCGCTACAGTCAAAGTCCATTCAGACCCTGAGGCTTTTGTTCCAAGAGCCGCAACCTTCCGGTTGAGGTTCGTTGCCGAGTCACTCGAGCCGTTCGCAACCGTCCACTCGTTCCAGTCGAAGTTGCCTTCAGCCGAAGCCCAAATCGATCGGAACGTCACAGTCTGACCAGAAACAATCGGATACCCAGACTCCATGCCTTGGTAATCCTTGTTTGAGCTGGCTTGTAAACCGGTTTGGCTGGCAGTCGCTGCAGTTGTCGAATCGCCGACGCCGATGTAGGCGTTACCGGAAGAGAACGCTGTTCCGCCAGTAGCGGTAAGAAGTTGAAGCAAAGCTTCAATGCCTTCGTTAAGAAGTAGGTTGTCCTTCTTTTTAACCACCTCATCTGGCGGGAGACCCGCCTTGCGATCAGCGGCTCGATGCCACTTCTCAACAGTGGCCATGACATCCCACGTTTTTGAATCGGTGGTTTCAGTGGACATAAAAAATTAAGACCTTTCGAGATGTGGTTTTGGGGCCCGCCCCGAAAGGCGGACCCCATCCACGAGGAGCACTACTTAAGCAGTGGTGCTATCTGTCCGACGGTCATACGGGGTGCGGACGAAGACGCCCACATTCGCATTGCCGGAACCTGAGTGATCGATAACTACATGCATGTACGGTTTGTACACCTGTGCAGCTAGAACACGAGTTGTGTCGTCATCAGCATTGGTGATGTCTTGGAAACGGCCATAAGAGACCACGTTTCCTGTGCCGTTTGACGCATCGGAGCCGAAGACTTCGACCTCGAATGCAGTCACACCAGCGGCGACAGTACCAACCACTAACTCAACATTGACCAAACAAGGACGGTCAACTTGGATGGACGAACCAGCAGTAGTTGTATCTGCTGAAATGTTTCCTTGAGCCAAGAGGACGTTACTTGCTGTTTTTGCGTCCCGGATTGTTGTACCCGGTCCTACCGTGCGTGTTGCTTGTGCCATACGTCAGCCTCCTTATGCGTTCGTTATGCCGTGTAGACGGGCAACAGAAAAGCTGTTAGCGACGACAACGCCGGGGTAGCACTCGACTCGTCCCAGGTGACCTGGGGCTGCTTCGGTTTCACCAAAGTCTTTAATGTCGAATGAGCCACCCAGACCCAAGATTCCATACACGTTTTCATCAGTCCCGAAGGCGATGGCGTATATGGAGCTGGTCACGCTTGACGAACCCTGAGTTTCATCGAAGTCAAGGATGGCGTTGCCATCTTTGTCGTCACCGATGATTCTGATCGGGGTGCCGTTGTAGATGTTGACCTGACGACCAAAGGAGTCAGTTCCAACGTCAATCAACGAAATACCCGAGTAGGTGGTCCGTGCAAGAGTGTTGATCTTGCGACGTAGCGTACGGTTCATCAACAGTGCGTCAGGAGCGGATTGTCCACGAAGGGAGTCCCACGCCTCATCAAGCATGTCGAGTGTAAGTGCAGCACCGTTAGTACCCGCTGATACTTTCTGGCCAAGACCCTCGTCGATTAGAGCGTTGATGCCCTTGAAATCTTTTGAGGTGCCAGTGCCATCGAAGAAGCTCTTGTCGAATGTACGAGACATTGCTTTTGAGAACTTCGAGTACTGACGTGCCTTAGCTGAAATTTGATCAGCCTGTACACGAACAATGTAGTTATCTATGAAGACTTCGCCGCCCAAAATAGCGCAACCGAAGAATCGTTCGGTATCGCTACCCGTGCTCCTGGTCCAAGACTCGTTCACGTCTCTGAAAGCAGGGTCAGGCAGAGTGTCCTCAACTGTCACCTTGAGAGCGTTGCCAGTAATGGAAGTGAACGGCAGCATCTCCATGATTGGAGATTCTTGGATAAGCGTAGAAACTACGCCTCGACCAAGTGTCGTTGATCCATATTTGGCAGCTTCAAGGAGACTAAGAGAGCCTGCGGCCATTAGTTATTTCTCCTTATAGGGAATCGGATGTAGGAGCTGGTTATCCGTTTCCTCGAAGAGCTGCGTCAATCGCATCAAGACCCATCAAGTTTTGAGTGTTGTTAGCTGGGGTGGATACACCACCCACGCTTGCAACTTCTCGAGCCCTTGAATGAGCTGCTGCATCATGAGCTTCAGGAGCGAGGAAGTCATTGACTGCCCGCTCCAATTCATCGCCTTCGAGGCCACGTTTGGCCAGCATGTCCTTTGCGAGTTCGGCCTGCATTGCTTGACGCTCTACTTGGAGAGCTTCAGCTCTTTCAGCCATTTCGCTCAGGTTGACTCCTTGGAGATCTTCGGGTTTCACTAGGCCGTATCCGTGTTCCGTAATCAGCTCTCTGGCTTTTAGGCCGGATAACTCGTTAGCGAGTTCCTTGTTCTCTTTGAGAGTCGACTCCAACTTCTGTCGGAGTTGCGACCCACTTTCCTCAACGTCGTCTATACCGTCGCCGTCAAAGTCCATGATGTCTCCTACGCCCGGAATCGCCTACGCCCATAAACACCGGGGATGGATATGGGGAATGGTCTACCCCCCACCCAAAGGGTGTGTACTAGTAGACGCTTCTACCCGGTTGAGCGAGCCTATTTCCGGCTCTTTGCGCCGCAAATCCGCCTCCAGCTTGCCCTAAAGCACTCTCGGCGGCCTGTGCGTACCTCAACTCAGACGATTCACCCAATAGCGAACCTTCAAAGGCGCTTTGAACCTGGCTTACGCTCACGCCCGGAGATTGCGTAGCTCGAGCCATCATGCCCTGTAATGCGCTACTGCGTTGCCCGAGAGTGTTGTATGCCCCACGAAGACGTGCCCCGTCGATGCCTTGAGCTATGAACTTCTCAAGCGTTTCTACGTCCGGCATAGCGAACCCAGCTTCGGTAGCTGCACTACCTAACACGGCGTACTCGAATGCCGATTCCATCTCTTCCAACCCTAAGAAACCATTACCACCAGGATTCTGGAAGATAGCCCCCATAAGGTTTTGAGCGAACATTGGGTCCATGCGAAGAACCTTCGACACTGTCGCATCGTCAATCTCGCCTGTTGCCTGCAGCTCCCCGAGCCGCTTCGTTAAACGCTCTACACCGACTGTTGAGGCTCGCTGAATAAACGTCTCGTAGTCCGTGACACCACCAATTGTTGCTTCGTTGTATGCGTCCTCGAGCGCTTTCTTTTTTGTTGGGTCGACGACAGCTTCAAACAAGTCATCAACAGTGACATCAATGCCACCATAAACATAGAAAGCATCTCGTAGTTCTTGTGACCCTGTTTCGAGTTCCCGATATGTTCCGAGCCTGTCACTCAGCTCATTCACATCTACACCTGCCCTCATTAAAGCCGCATAGTCCTGAGGCGATTCTGTTGTTGGGTCATGAAACCCGAAGTCGATGAGCGTCTGCCGGTAATCGTCAACAGTTTTCAGATACTGGGCTTCGTTAGCGAAACGCATTGTTCCGTCATCTCGAAGAATTCCGGGAAACATCTGAGAGTATTTCTTATCGGCACGAATGTTGGCGATAATCCCATCACCCTCAAAACCGTCTTGCACCCAACCAAGAATGTCGTCGTACCAGTCGGACGCCCAAGGGAACAAACCAATCAGTGTTTGCCGTAACGCAGCAGGATTGACATCGACGCTTGTTCCCGAACCCTTGTTGCTGTCAGGTTGTTTGCCACTGTTGTAGTTAGGGTTCAGATCCCAAACAGTGTTACCTCGACGATCTGTCCGAGTGACGTACTTAGAGTTTCCTTGAGCGTCATTGGGAGCACTATCAGCATCCGAAGGCTTTACCGGGGCAACATAATAATTTGGGTTGGCTGTCCAGCCGCCCGGAATCGGGCTGCCGTCATAACGACGACCCTGAATGAACTGTGGTTCACCGTCGACTGGGTCGATCGGGTTATTCGTTCCACCCGGAGTGTAGAAAGCATCACTAGAAGCTTGACCTGCAGTGGTTGGGCCCCATCCGCCTTCAGGAGCGAAGTTGTCTCCAACTCCAGTCCACACATAACGAACCCCACCCTCGACGAAGGTGCCGTCATCCATGTTGATGACTTTGCCCAGACCAGTGACAGCGGGTCCCGTGTACGGGTCACCTAACTGAAAATTGGGGTTATCAGTTGCCATTATCCAAATCCCATCCTTCGACCAGCAAGCGACAGCTCACTGATCAACGAGTCCCGAGCGTTCTGTGTTCCCAGCCACCGGTTCGTTTTCCTAATCGTTTTTCTGTAATCGGAAAGTGATGAACCATCTGCAAGGGCTTTAGCCAGATCGCTGTCAGTGTGATCAGGCATTGACGTCTCATACAGCTCAGCGTGTACTCGACGCCAAGGATCGGCGTACGTCACCCAGTCCATACCAATCGGCTTATTCGGGTAAAGAACAAGTGACTGTTCATCGAGCTTTTGCTCCAGCTCCTCATCACTCAACTCATTGTTGATGATGTCATTGCCGTACTTGGTGATCATTTCGTTAGAGAGGCTGAGCCCGTACCTGTTGCCGATATCTCTGATCTCGCCCTTCTTCGTTTCGAGATCAATGACTTCTTGCTTACCTGCCCGTTCTTCCTCGAGGAGACGACGACTCCAAGGCGAACCCTCAATCTGTTCAGCCATCGGCTGCAGCCACTTGTTAAGCAAAGTGGCCTGATTGATAAAGCCTTGAGCAAGCTGATACGCCTTGTCTCGCCAGCCCTTAAACATCGGATTATCGTCGAGTTCGGCCATTGTGTCCGGCAACGTCACGTTCTGACCCGTGAAAATCCTCCACAGTTCAGCGATAGTGCTCAGCTCGTTTGCTACCTGAACCTGCCGTTCTGCGTCACTCGACTCCGACCACAGCCTCGCTTTGTTAGTTGTGCTGTTGTAGTAGTCGGTCTGCCTGTAAGCGGTTTCAAGAGCTAAAACGTCAATCTCGCCATTAGGAAGGAGAAACTCCCCTTGAGGAATTCCAGCGAAAAGACGTTGCATAGACGGATCTTGAGCCGCAAGTGGCCCCAGATTTACTATCAGCGAATCGACACTCGGCATAAACGCTCTTAGGTCAGCACCGGGCGTCTGAGCTTTATCTAACCAAGTCCAACCACGAGAGATATTAGAAAACTCTTGAGCGTTCATTTGGATAGGAACTTCAGGATCCGAAGGTCGCCCCACTAGTTGTTGGACATAGGTGCTCACACCAAATGAGTCTTTACCAGTTCGGTAATACTCACCGTCAACTAGATACAGATCTGTGGAGCCTTCGTAGGCTCCGGGAATCGGTTCAATAATACTCATGGGGTATTCCTTATGACGTTCAAAGCCTGCCGCATCATTCTTTGCTGATTTTCATCTTGTGCGCCTAGCGCCGTTGCACCGAAGGCACCAACATCAGAAAGGTTGCCTGACCTCATGCCAGCTCTGCCTGCTTCACGAACAATGTTCGGATCGTCGTAGACGCCTAAAGCAAAGTTGCCGAAGCGTGCCGCATACTGCTCGTGAGTTAAACCCGAACGACGGTACTCCTCACCAAACAGATCCTGATACAAGTCAGTGTCCTGAATGAATCCAAGAGCAGCATCATCCGCTGTTGGAGCCGCATACATGTCACCCTGCATCTCACCAGAGAACGGACTTAGCGACGCATTCTCACGTTGGCTCCAAGCTGCAATCTCTTGTTCGAAGTTTCGTTGGAAATTATCGAGCGTGTCATCATCAGGCACTTCAAGGAACAACGACTGATAGAGATCTCTAAACGTGTCTCTTGCATTGCCTTCAGACACAGCTACTTCAGGTTTACGGTCTGAGAACCCGTAGTTGGAAATGAAATTGAAGTGCTCTTCGTTCGTGCTAAACGAGCTAACACTATTGGCAAGGTTTTGGTAGGGCTTTACGACACCATCTTTCCAATTGATCTGCTCCTCAGTGAGCTGTGAAGGATCAGTGAACAACAGCTCTGCTGTTGTTTGCGTCGCACCAGCATCACCTCGACGGTAAGCCTCAGCGTTCTCTTCTTGCCACTCCGCTGCATACAAGTAGGCCAGCTCATTACTGCCACCAAACTTGCGACGCCCTTCAGCTACCAAAGCAGCCGTATCACCCATCGAGCTAGCTATCCCCGCTTCCTCTCGAGCTGCATGAGACATCAGAACGACTCGCCAGTCCAAACCGCCGTTACGAGATGACGCTCTGACTGCTTTCTCGATATCGCCCGTGCTTTGCCCAGTAGCCGCATTAATTGCTTGAATTTCGCTGGCTTTAACAATTCTGGATGAACCGTTAGGCATGATCACTCGAAGCACATTCTCAGACATCTCGTAGTACTCGGTCATGAATTGGTCTCGACCGTAAGCACCAAGCTCATCGATGTATGCGAAAGCTTGTTCTAAACCTTGTTTGTCGCTCTTAAAGTCTTGACCGGAGTGAGCATTGACGTTGCGGAGAAACTCTGCACCTTTGTCGCCCCGCCAGTCATAAGACCCAGCACCAGTATCGTAAATTAAACCGATCTCGAATAGCTCATTACGCAAGGTCTGCGGAAATGCACCGCCAGTTTGCCCCAGCTTGCCTAGCTCTTTCAGAATCTCTTCAGCCTCAGAACCAGAGTTGTCACCCGAGTTGGTTTGTTCCTGCACCTGCGTAGGGTTAGCTGGCTTGATACCCCCAAGAAGTGAGATAGCCATAGTGCCGCCTTTAACAGCGTTTTCCCAAACAGCCACTTGAGCTGTTTGCGTTTCCAACTGAGCTATTTGAGTAGCGCTGTAGCCGTTAGTTGTAAGCCAACCTTTTAATTCATCACTCATCCGAGCACACTTTCAATCGGGCCCCACGTACGCATCAGGTGTTTCCTCCACCCCAAACGCAAATAGTGCTCATCCTCCGCCCAAGAAGCGGCTATTTCTCTGAACTTGTCACGAGCCTCAGGCGGCACTTGGTCATAAGAACCAGCTCGACGAATCAGTTCATCAGACAGCTTCAACAAACTGCCCATCTTCACTTCACGAGGAGAATCATTTGTGAAACTCTCTGCGTTCTCGAACGCTGCGATCAGCTCTTTTTCTTCTTGGCTTTTCAACACCGAGTTACCGACACTTGCAGCAACAGCTTCCCTATATGCCGGATACCGATTCCGAACTGCTTCTTTCGCAGCTTGCTGGTAATCGAAATAGTGAGACCAACGCTTCCGACGAATCTCACTGATACCGCCCGCACCGCCCTCTTCTTTAATGGCGGCATCGATCAACTCGTTAAGCTGCGCTACCTCGGCATAACCACGTTCCGCTTCAGCAGCTTTCGTTAAACCGTTCCCACCAAATAGAACGTGGCCTTGCTCCGCAGCGTCCTGCAACAAATGCTCGACATCGTTAAACACGGGAGCGACTCGACTCAACGTGTCGAACGCAGCCTCAGCTTCGGCGTTGTTGCGAATCTGATGCCCTTGAGGCAAGAACACGTTCATGATCGGGTTGACCGTGACTTCGTCAACACCAGACTCTTTCAAGAAGTTGATGTATGGCCTGTTGGCACCACCAAGCTCACCCGGAGTTAAGCCGTAAGCAAAGACGTTGAGACGTTGAGCTTTCTCAAGCAACGGCAGACGCTCTCTCCACACATCGGAAAGGTTGTAGTGCTCATCGAGGAACTCGTAAGTTTTGATTGCGTCGTGCAACATCGCTGCTCTCGACCAGTCTTGACCCAAATAGTTCGCTGCATGACCAAACGTTTTCTTAGTGAAACTGAACGGGAAGAACACGGCGTTCACGTTCATCTCAGCAGCCGAACGAGGATTCAATCCGTAGGTGAAAGCGCTCTTGGCGGTCTCGTACGCTTTGTACTTGTCCATGCCATGAATGCGAGTCAGGTCGGCATACAGAGAAGCCATCCAGTCTTGCGTGTTGAAACCGAGAATACCGATCTGACGGAACCGGGCAGTGGTTGCTTCTAACGCTTCAAAGTCAAAGTCGTTGCGTGCTCGACCGATACCAGCAAACTCGTCTTGGACTTCCGCCCACTCTCTTTTTGCTTGACGAATAGCTTCAGGTGTTGGTTTCTTCGATCCTGATATTTGACGTGCTCGGTCTTTCCGCCAGCGAGTCGGGGACATGTTCATTCGCAAGCCACCAGCTTCCTGAACAGATGCAGGAATGTGACCTATCTGTGACAGGACCATGCCTTCCGTGTACCTCGAGGCATCGAAGATGGGTGACAGCGTGAATCTCATGTAGTCACGCATCGTTGCTAAATGGTCAGCAACATACGTGTAGTGCTTCCACTTCTGATTGTTGTCGAGCTTGTCAGCCCACTTGTGTAGCCCTCGACCACCCTCGTTGAATCGCATCACTTCGGCACTGTTGCCAATACCCATTTTCTTCAACATTGCCTTTTGGGCTTTGAAACCAATTTTGCTGTTGGCCACTGACCTGCCGAGCACCGTAAACCCGAGAGCATGGAAGAAGGACAGATCGTCGTCTTGTTGGGAAGCAGCAAGAGCCAACATCGGAGCACCAGCAGCAGTAGTCACGGCGCTCTTCGTGGCGAACTGTGCTGCTTCTTGATAGTTACGTTTCAACGTTCCGGCAGTTGGGTCAACTACTCGAGTCTTGGATAAGAACCTCATAGCGTTCGTCAAGTTCGGAGTGGCTTGCAGACGGTCCTGTATTGACACGAGTCGGCCACGAAGCTGCGGCCCAACATCACGAGCCCTCTTCAAAGCGTCAATAATTGCAACAATCTCTTCGTCTGAATAGCCGTAACCCTTTAGACCTGTAAACGGATTGGCGCTATCTCCCTCACTCACCCCGTTAATTAAGAGCTGCGTCATCTTGTTTGTGCGAACTAGATCCGGTGCAGCTTCAGGACTGAACGACGACTGCACATTCGGCAGCATTCGACCCGGTCGACTAGCTGTCGTTCTCGCATCCTCTAACCGTCGAGCATTCAAATCTCTAATAGAAGAACTGATGTCTTGCATGCGTTCGATCAACAGGTTCATGTCAACTGAGTCGACTTTGGAAAAGTCGTGTGCCCCATCGGTAGCCCACAACGTTTTTAAGAGACTGTTGCGAAGCTGGGCGTTGTACATCATCGTTACTTGGTCTTGCGTGTACCTCTTACCTGCCGTACCTAAACGTCGAGCAGCTTTCAATGCTCGAGCTTCAGCTCGTTCGAGATGGGAACTCCATTTACGACCAACGAAACCAAGTGAATCCTGATATTTCTGCTTCTCGACAAGGTCATGAACTTCGACGAAGGGCTTGCCTCCATCAGCAGTCAAATCTCGTGGGGTCACATACTCTTGCCCGTGAACCAGCTTGTACCCCGCAGCGTCTAGCGCATCAATCAAACCTGCCGGAACAGAATCGGGGTCAACCTCGGCGGCTGTGAAACCAATCTGACGCTTTAGCGCTTTCATCTTTTGGTCAGGCTGAAGGGTGCTTTCAATGCCGTGGACTCTCGCCCAACGGTCGCTTTCGTAAATCTCATCAAGACGACCAGCGAAATGGCTCTCTAATTGAGTGACGTCGACTTGGTTCTTTATTGCGTAACGACGCAAACGACGGATACGGCGGGCAGCGTCAGCACCGAACCCGACCTCATTCATCACCTTGTTCAGGTCAGCTTCTTTGATGCCTGCAAAGTTGTTGGTTGAAATACCGAATTCGTTTTCCAGACGTACGAGAAGCTGTCTCCATTTGCTGGCAAGTTCTGGGTTTGTGTCTAACTGGTTTGCGGCGTCTTTCAATCCGTGCAACGTCTTCAGTGCAGCGTATTCACCTTGCTTGTCGCCCTTGGTCAGCGTCTCTTTGCGGGCAATAGTCATTTTGCCCCGAACGTCGTTTCCTCCACCAAAGATGTTGAAATGGCCTGCCTCAGCCAGTTCACGAAACTCTGGGTCAGCTAAAACGTCACGCAAATCGAAATGTACTGAATCATCCAACGGAAACGTTTTCGTGTGGGCCACGTTACGTTGCTGCAAAAACGTTTCTTTCTTGCCAACCAGTCGACCTGTTTCAGGATTGACGCCTCGTTTAGATTGAGCTTGGTTCAACGTCCCCCTACCAAACTCGTCTTCGACAAGGTTCATTGATCGGTGGAACGAGTCCCAGTCCCCCATCTCGTCGAGCTTGCTTTGAACAGCTAGCTCAAAAATGCCAGGAGTCATATGTGTCTCAAGTAGCTCTTGAATCTTCTGCCGCCGAGCAACGTTATGAGCATCGATCATTTCCCGCAGATCATCTGAACTGGAACGACCAGCAGAACCGGGAACACCGCTGCCCTCAGTAAAGAGATCTTGCATGTAAATGCGAAGCAGGTCATCGGCGTCTTCCACAGACTTGACACGAGGGTCTACGGCAACAATCGCTCGCAAAGCCGCAGGCATGTCATCAGGATCGGCATACCTCAACTGGCCAATCAACGAGTTACGTGCCGTATGAAATTTTTGTTTGAAACGTGACGGGTCGTCGATGAAGTCGTCAACCACGTCGATTGCATCGTCAAGCTTCGCTATGTTGTGCGCCTGAGCGTCGATAGCTGCGGTAACAGCCATCCACGTCATCCAAGAGCCAAGCTCTTGTTTATTACCACCGGTAAACCGATTCGCTAAAGCTTGCGTTGCCCCAACCTGCTTTACTTCGGCATCCCACATTTGGAGCGCTTCAGCAGTAGCGGTTTCATTTGCTGCTGGCGAAAGATCTGGGTCATCAATTCGGTTAGCGATGTGTTTGCGAACAGCGCTGCTCATTTCCTCTGAGAAGAACCCGTGGTCAGCTACTTTGCTGAAGTTTGAGATGTACCCGAACGGGTTACGAACCACACCAGGGTTAATGACTGTGGTAGGCGTAAACATTGCTTCAAACATGATCGAAGCAGGCAAACTGAACTTTGTTGGCTCGCCGTAACCACGCATGAACTGTGTTGTTGGCTGCACTCCAGGAATGTCCGACAGGGAAGCTCCGGGCTCATAGCCGAGGGCTTGCTCAGTGCGGGAAACAAACCCAAGCTGCATGCCTTTCTGTGCCGCTTTCTTAGCGACCATCACGTTCGGGATTTTGCGCCAAGCTTGCATGCCACGACCAATAGCCATGCGAGTCGGACCTACTGTTCGGCCTGAAGCTTCTAACACCGAAGCGTTAGGAGCTATACGGCTCGACAACATGCCGCCTCGACGCATGCGGTCAATATCGCCTGCTAGGTCGGTTGTTTCCATCGCAGCTCGACCAACACCAGAACCAAGCTTGAGCTTCTCTGCTGCAGTTGTTATTGGTGCGTACTTAGCTCCATGAACTGCCTGTAACGCTTTCGTTCCTTTAGCTCCCGCTTGCACACCTTTAGCAAACAAACCAACTTGTCCGACACCTGAGAACAGCAAAGCCACGTTAAACACAGGCATCAAAAGGTCATCGACAGGTCCGAGCGCACGCCAGCCCTCTTTTAGCGCTTCAAGCGGATTACCTTTCCGTAACTCGTTAAGCGATCTAGCAACAATCGCCAACGGGTTTAACGTCATGTCACCTTTCTTGAATTCGCTCTTTATTTGGTCAAAGTCCCAGAACAAACCAAGTTCGGTAGCCGCCTCCAACAAACCAGTTGGTGACAGCCACTTATCGAACGTGTCCATGACTTCACCGATTGACGAACCGGGTCCAGGCACGTTGCCTTGCTTGGCTCGAGTGAAATCGTCGTTACTCATTTGCCAGTACACGTTGTTCAGAGCTGGATCCCATGTCGAATCCATAGTGATGCTCTCTGGGCGCACATAGCCGAGACGTACCGCACGTTCCTTAAATGCCTCTACCCCGCTAGCGTCTACTTTCCTAGGCAACGGCATGTTCGCTATACCGCTCGCTACTCGTTGCGTTTGTTGACCCAACGTGTAGGTCCTGCTTGTCGGAGCCGGAGCAGGCATTGTTTCTTGGATGTCGTTCTCTAAATCACCCATGAATTGCTGCAAAGCACGAGTGCCAAGACCCGAAAAAGCTGCAAGGTCAAGGGTGACCATTTCCGGCAATGCGGGAAGCGACCAAGAATCCTCGACAGCTTTAATAGCTCTGACGCCTGCATCGATGCCCGGAATTGAAACCATTACTTAACGACCTTGAAACTGGGGAATCCTTGAGTGCGGGCACCTTGTTTGGAGCCACCGACGAAGCCGGTGCGTTGCATGAACTGCACCATCTCATCCATCAATGTTGGGTCCATGCGCCCATTACCTTTTACGTTGGGCACATCAACTTCAGATCGGAATGCGCCTTGCCGGAATGAATCTTCTGAGCCTCGAGATGTGAGTCTCCACACCACTGTCCTGTTTGGGTCAGCTCCCGGGACTGTGGTTTGGCCAATAGCCATTTGCACTTGGCCAGTGCCTTCAATTGGTAAATGCACAGCGATCTCTGACACTCGGTCACCGTCAATCGTCAAATCGAACGGATGCACAGCTTGACGAGCAACGTTTTCCCACTGGTCAACAGCACCTGTGTTAACCACTTCACCAACACCGTCCCAATACCAGCGACCATTCATACGTTCGAAAGTTGGTTTGTGACCGGATCCGTAGCGACTAGTTTCGGCGTCTTTGAAATATTCGAACAAGCCGTCACGTTCCACCCATGCCTGCACTGTGTTTGCAGAGTTCGGGTCACCTTGACGACTCAAATGTTGAACCATGTTTACGTCGTCTCGGTAATAGTGTTCGTACACGGGTGTCATTCCTGGCGGAATTTTTTCTCCGTTGCCATACATAACGAAGTCGAGAATCTGTTCGTTGTAGACGTGATCGATCATTCGACCCTGATCTGAACCTTTTAACAAACCGGGGTGAGCTGCGAGCGTCTCATCTGACCACATCTCTTTAGGTAGCACTTTGGCTTTTTGTTCGATGAAGTCACCCTCGTAAGACAGTCCTTGACGAACTGCTTTCCGAGCCTTTGCCCGGTTCTGTTTCGAAAAGTTCAGCCACGAGTTTTGGCCTGCTGTTTCCGAATGCATTGCTCCTCGAGCCGTTTCAGAAAACATTTGCGAATGCAACAAGTAAGCAGCTTCCTCGCCGTGACGTGTGAAGCTGTTGCCCATCACTGTGTGACCAAAGAAGTCATGTACTGCACGGAAACGATCATTCTGTTCGTTTGACATATACGGATGCCCACCAGTTGCTTCGGTAGACAACACTTTGATTGTGTTGTTATCTCGAATATCGGCAGCCATTTGAGCCGGTGAGCTGTAAGGGTTCGAGTCGACTACTTCAACTTTCACGTACAGCACTTCAGTCATGTACTCGTATTGGGCATCAACCTCTCTAACAAACTGGTCATACGAGGCAATGTCAGCGTCAGTCATCACAGGGTCGGCTGCTTCATAAGCGTCAGCTATCCGTTTCCCTGTTTCCGCATCTGCTTGTGTGCGGTCAAGCGGAGAACGCTGACCTCTTAGCTCTCCCTCGACGCCCCGATACCCAAGTTCTTTCTTAACTCCACGAACTGGGCCAAGGTCAAACACCCCACCCCACGTATCCAAATACCCCTGTTTTGCTTTTGAAGCAGCAGGAGCATGACCGGCCTCCATGTGAGGGTTAGGTGAATGCATGAAGTTGCGTGCTCGACGCATCATCTCCGGGTCGTCGAAAACGAAATGAACCCCGCTACGAGTTTCAGTATCAGTACCCGGTGTTACATCGTTAACGGTAAGCCCAGCTTCTTCAAGGTCATCCATTGACCAGTACTGAATGCCGTCATCATCGACCCACACTGTCGACCGACCTTGGAACTGTGGTTCTTTAACTACACGGTGAGTAATGCCTGCTTCGTTCAACATTGCAGACATGTGATCGTGCGCTCGAGTGGCATCGATTCCGTGGTTAGTGATTGCTGGCGCAGACACACTGATAGCCATCTCGCCTTCAAGACCCGGAATTTCTGCCGTTGCACGTTTAATTCGGCTACCAGTGAACGTTGGGCCTTTAACAGCGTCAACTGTTTGAGTTCGCAAAACGTTTTCGTAAAAGCGTTTAGCGGACCCAACAACCATTGGTTGCCGAGGCCGAATGTTTTGACCAGTAGGTGAATACCCAAAACTGCCGTAACCGCCGGTCATGTTTGCACCGGGTGGCACTTGCACCTGCATGCCCTCAAGACCGTGAGCTAAACCAACCTGACGTGTCGAAGCGCCTAACCCTGAAGCCATACGTTGCTTACCGGACTTCACTCGACCCACAAGATCTTTCGGGTATCGCCAAGTAGGTGTCGACGTTTGAGCGAGGTTGCGATGTGTGAACGCTGGAGGTAGCGGAGTTGTTACGGCTTGAATCAGACGGTCGTTAAAAATGTGAGCTGGGCCTTGACCATGAATCCAGTTCGATGGCGATTGGACTTGCTTAAACGTTTCCGGGTCATAGGTCTTGTAGTTCTTAGTGGTGCCCTTCCACTCTCTCCACCGCACCCACGTCAAAGCTTGCAACTCAGACGGCGTTAAGTTTCGGCGAGACCCATCAGGAAACTCGACCTCACCTAAATGTTCAGCGGCGATCTCATACGCACGTCGAACGGAGCGATACAAGTTGTTCGACATGCGAGTATCGGGTGCAATGCTGAACCCCATAGCAATAGCGAAAGCGTGACGGTCAATCACGACTGGAACAATTTCGTCTAACTCGCCAAACAAGTACTTGGCGTTGTAGTCGTCAATAGCGCCAGTCATCATGCCGTAGACAGCGGCCTGATGGCGTTCTAGGTCTGATATCTCAGACTGCAAAATTGCTTCAACAAAGTTTGGTTGTTTCAACGTGTTGATAGCAGTCATCTTGTTAAGGAAGAACTGTTCAACGTCGTCGTCAGCCATTTTTAGAAGAGCTACAACGTTCTTGGCTTCTTCATTTGTGGTTTTAATTCCAACCACTTTGTTCATGTGATCAGCAAGCTGGCGAGGAGTCGCATCAGCGTGATCAGTTAAGTATCGACCTGCAGCTACAGCTTTTTCAATGTTCTGTTCCCATAGCTCACCAGCGGACATTAGCGAGGCAACACCGACAAGCTTTCGGTGGTTGATCCCGATCTCGTTCGCTGCTCCTCGTAAATCATCGGCAGCGAACTTGTACCAAGCAACACTTGTATCCATCTGACGTTGCGATTCGGGAATAATGCCTTGGAATGCAGCCGGTGCTTTCCTGATTGCGGGGTTAGCTCCGCTACCAATATCTTGCGGACGTAAAACCTCTGGCACGTTGCCTTTGAACTTTTTGAGTCCTTTGATAGCTGGGCCCTCTAAAGCGTCGTTACGAACAACCTTCACTGGGACAGCTTCGAGCCCTCTCATGTCTGCTGCGGCTAAACGCTTTTGTCCGTCAGTTAACGCAGCAGCACCAGTTCTCGGGTTGTACTCCAACACCACAGCTTCACGAATACCGTTAGCTCGGATGTCGTCAGACAATTCGGTTACGTCGTCAACAACCTCTACTCCGAAACGTTTCAGATCTTGAACTGGGACTACCTGTACTAGCTCGTCAGCAGCGAGAGCTGGATGGGTAGCGGCAGGTCTCATCACTGCCGTGTCCAACTCTTTAAGGTTTGTCAGTACTTCTTTCTGTGTGAATTCGACAATGTTGTTCACATACAACGGCATCGACTGGATTGGGTTAACCATCGCTGCTGTTGTGAGACGCCGATTCATTTCAGCTTCGTCGATTGTCCCTAAGCTTCGAGCGTCAATGTCGAGAATGTTGAGGTACACCTGATCGGTTGCTGGGTCAGTACCCAAATAAATGGAGTGAACGCCTGCACGTAGGTCAGCTAACGCCAGCTCAGGATGGCCGTTACCCATGGTGATCTTCGCTAACTGCACCATGCCTGCTCGCAGTTCAGCCATTTCAACTTCAGTCAGCTCTTTACCTGACATCAGTTTTTTCCAATGCTTATCGATCTCAGGCATTCCTTTACCGAGACGCAGCGTTGGCTGGTTAGTCCAGCCTTTTTTCTTTGTGACTAGGTGATCGAATTGTGAGGCTTCAACAGCTACGGCAGCTACACGCACCTCACCTAACGTCATTCCTGTGCTTTGCGACATCCGATAATCGGGTATTTGTTCGAGCAGATCGTCGGCGAGTCCCTTAAAGAAAACGTCAGCTTGGACAGCGTTGCTGTTGTTTGGTTTCCATTGACCCAAGTCGTCAGCTTTACCTATCAACGATTGACGCAGATCTGTGAACGCTGCAGTTTCGCTGAAGGTAGGTGTACCCATCTTTGCTCTAGCTATAGAAGACATTGCCTGTCGGGACCGTCCACCAATGGTGGGGATCAGCGATCCGGCAATTATCGGTTCATTTAATCGGCCTGATAACTGTGCCAGCGTGCCTGTATCGGTAGTGGCAACCATTACCGGTATTTGTGGTTCGAAACCGTTTCTTGGGCCACCCGGCAAAGGAGCTAAACCCAAAATGGAGTTCATGGTGAACGCTCGAGGTCGAGCTGCAGCACCTGCGGCTACCGCCGCACCGCCAACACCGGCAGCTACACCGATGGTGCCAAGCGTGCGTTCGATCCATCCGGCGTCAGGGTCTGCTGCTGCACGAATAGCTAATGCTTCACCAAGTACCGGAGTCGTGTATGCCTGTTGAGTAGCGAAATCGCCGAGGCTTCCGAAAACGTCAGAAACCGAGAAACCGTCAGTAGCTCGATTAGCTATCTGCTGCCCAAGAATGCTGGTCGGCATCATGTTGCCGAGCATCCCTAGCCCGCCTCGAATAACACCTTGTTCTCTGATCGGGTCAAAGAACCCCGGTTGGGGGCCTTGAGGTTCAGGGGTCGGTTGTGGAACTGGTTCCGGCGCAACAGGTCTTTCAGTCAGCTCTTCCTGTTCAGGAAGCATCCCGCCGGTGAACACCATGACTGCTACCGCCGGTTTTCAATCAAAGCATCCATGACAAGTTTCGCCCACTCCCGTGTCTCTTCGGAAACCTCAGGGTGAGTGGTTAACGCATCAAGGATTGCTAAACGTTGCTGATCAGCAGCTTGCTGTTTCGGTGGCATAGGCGCAGCGCCTTGATCCATTGGTTGCGACAACGGAACATTTGGTCGTTGCGTGGGAGCCATGACGCCTTGAGGAAGCATCGACGGACCTTCTTTGGGCCGTCCTTCCTGCTGTGGCATGCCACGGCTTGGTAAAGGACCGGGAGTTCCACCCACGCCTTGCTGTTCGGGAGCAGCCATTGGTGGAAGCGAAGACTTAAGGTTCGCTAAATCCGCTTTCTCTCCGTACGTTCCAGACTCAGGTTTGTTTACTGAAGTGTTCTGAGTCGGTGTTTTTTCAATATCCATTTCGGCCATTACTGACAGCTTTCGCAGATCTCATATCCGTCGATCGAACATTCGATAGGAGTGTCATCATCGAACGGATCTAACTCGGGTCGTTCCCCCATCATTTCGGTAGGGGTTTCCGTCATTTCCTGCGTCTCTGTCATCCAGTCACCTGTGTTCCAAGCATTCCGCCCTCACCTGCGGGCATTCCTAAACGTGCTAAAAGCTCGGCTCCCCCCGGTGGAGCTGGCGGAACAGCTCCGCCGCCCTCTCCGGGAGGAGGAGCACCAGCCGGAAGTCCCGGATCCATTGGGGCTCCAAGCCCCGTTGGCACCTGCGCTTCCAACATCTCTTGCTCTGGTTTAACGATGTACTCCTCAAACAAGTCGAACAGGTCGTCGCCCTTCTCACGGGCACGAGCAATCTCAACCAAAGCCTCGTTAGGTACCAGCCCTGACTCGAGACCTTGAAGAAGTTTCGCTAAAGCCATAGCCCTGAACTTCTCCACGTCAAGACGGGAACGTTCACGGCCAACGTCAGTCAAACCATCAATGTTTTCCTGAACGAATTCTTTCGAAACAAACTCTGCTTGCGAATACTGGATGTGCAGCACAGCGGACTGTGCAGGGTCACGTCCCAAACCAAGCCCGTACTCCACTCGGAGACGATGCGAAGGATCAATATCGGTACGTGCGTTGTACTCCGACAAGAACTCTTGGTTACGGAGAATCCCGGCAGCTACTTTCGGGCCAGGAAAATACGCTTTGTCGACCTCGAGAGCGATACGCAAAGCACGTTCCATCTGCCGTTGCAGAATCTGGTGGTACGTCCTAATCGCCGTGTTCATCATCCCAGCAGAAGCCTCAAGGAACTTCGCTGAAGCGATCGACTGGTCAATCTCACCTGGTCGACTCTTAGGCCAACGTCCACCAACGTGGATACCTTCAATAAGTTGAGCCAAGTCGGCTTGAACATTCAACGATGACACTGCTGGCGGAACACGACCAATAGCGCCCTGCGGCCCCAACTCGATAAACGAGCCACCGCCGTAAGGCATTTCACCAATCAGGTCTTTCACGAATATGTCCGAGTAGACAGCTTGATCGGCATAATCCAAGATCAAACCCATCAACCGGATGTGTGCTTCGAGAAGACCAATCACCTGATCGAACTGGCCACGTATCTCACCATCGAGTGAAACACGGGACCCGATCACTACCGGGCAGATCCCGGTCTTGTTTTCGATTCGTTCCAGCTCAACTGGCAGCGGCACATCTTGTGCAGATCCGTAAGCCACTAACCCAGAAGTAGATGCCTGATACAGGCCAGTGAGGAGATACTCGTTTTCGTCGTAGTACTCAACCAACACAACTTTGGTGTTTTCGTCAGGATCGCCATATTCGTTGTACTGGCCAAGAGCGACACGTAGTTTGTCTTTGTAAGCGTTAGGGAGCTGAGTGAAGAACACTTCCCGTGCGAACATGCAGCGTCGAACATCGTCACCCGGACGGAAACCCGGCTCCGGGTAGCACTGCCTCG